CTTCTTGTCATGGCAACCGTTCTGTCCGGCGTTTCTGGCGCCTTCTACTACAAGCCTGCGGGCACTCAAGCAACCTTCGGTGAATCTGATGTGACCACTGGTGCTGGCACCAGTGAAATCAACGTTGGACCCAACTTCAACTTCAAGGCTGGCGATCCGATTAAGTTCAGTTTCCGCAACGCCCAAAGTGGTGCTGTTGGAACCGGAACGCTTCCAGCCCCCCTCTCCGCCGCTACTACTTACTACGTGCTGACTTATAGCACAAGTACTGGTGTGCTGACTTTCTCGGCATCCGCAGGTGGCGCCGAAGTTGACATGACCGATGACGGCACGCTTGCCGCTCCTAACAAGTTTGAAGTCTTCTACGCCAGCTACGCAGTCGTGGCAGAAGTTCGTGACTGGAGCCTTGAAATTTCTCGCGCCGAAATTGATGTTACAACCATTGGCCAGACCCTTGGTCAGTACGTACCTTTCCGCAAGTACATCTCTGGCTTCGGTGATGCCAACGGTACCGCCAATGTTTACATGACTGACGAGGACAGCGCTCTCGCTAACCGCCTCGTGCAGGACGTGTTGCTCCGCAAGCAGGTTGGCGCTGGCATGAAGCTCTACCTAGAGCGCGTCGAATCCGGCGGCTCTGTGGATGACACCAAGTCCCGTTCGATCGAGATGCCTGTCACTCTGACCTCGGCCTCTCTGAACGTGAATCCGGATGACGCTCAGTCCGTTGCTATCAACTTCCGTCCTTCGGAAGCCGTGAGCTTCGACTTTGCTACCACCTGATTCAGTCAGGGTTGCATCGCCCCGCTTCGGCGGGGCTTTTATTCTTTCTGAGCGCAATCATGCCTGATGCTGTTGTCCATGGAACGCTGCCTACGGGCGCAGCAAAAGAGATTGATGCAACTAACGACGGAAAGCTTGAAGTTGACGCAAGTTTTTCTGGTGTGTCAGTCGATGCGTTTGCAAGACTTAGAACGTCTACTCCGCTGACTCTTTTTGACTCCAGTCATCGCTATGCCGACAATGGGCTATGGGCGACAAGCACGGCCAGCGGCGGCACTGCAGCATTTTCCGCGAACGAGGGACTCGTCAATCTTGGGGTAACGACAGCCTCTGGCTCAAAAGTTTACAGGGAAACAACAAAGTGCTTTAGCTATCAACCCGGCAAGTCCCTGCTTGCCCTGAATACTTTTGTGATGAGCCCCGCGAAAACGGGGCTTAGGCAGCGCGTTGGATATTACGGCGCGGCCAACGGGATCTACTTGGAGCTGGAGGATTCGACGCTTTCCTTTGTTGAGCGTAGTTCGGTCAGTGGTTCTGTTATCGAAACAAGAATTACTCAAGCAAGCTGGAACGGCGACAGGCTTGATGGGACGGGTGAGTCAGGTTTTACGCTTGACATTGCAAAAGCTCAGATCCTTTGGGCCGATATTGAATGGTTAGGTCTTGGCACTGTTCGCTTGGGTTTTGTAATTGACGGCACTTTTGTCCATTGTCACTCCTTCCATCACGCCAACCTAATTACGTCTACATACATTACCACTGCATCGCTGCCACTTCGCTATGAGATTGAAAATATCGCTGGAGTAGCAACTACTAGCACTATGAAGCAAATCTGTTCGACCGTCATCTCGGAGGGCGGCTATGAACTTCGCGGTCTGCAGCAAGCTGTTTCTGTTCCAGTTAATTCGCCTAGGGTTCTTGGGACCGCTGGCACTTTCTACCCTGTCATTTCAATTCGATTGAAGTCAGCACGTCTTGACGGAATCGTGATTACTACGGCAATATCAATACTTGGTATTTCTACTGGCAGCTTTAACTGGCAAATTCGCGCAACTGGCACGACTGTTGGAGGCACTTGGGTGAGCGCCGGAGCAAATAGTTCTGTTGATTATAATATTACGGGAGCCTCTTACACTGGTGGGCGAATTATTGCAAGCGGATTTTTTAGTTCAACAAATCAAACTGCTGCAGGGATTGACATTCTCAAGGAAGCCTTGTTTAAGTTTCAACTAGAACGAGACTCGTTCAATTCCACGCCTTACGAGCTGACCCTGGTTCTTGCTTCTGATGGAGCCAATGACGAAGTGGTTGCCTCAATGGACTTTGAGGAAATCTCTCGTTGATTGCGTTGAGCGCGCACTTGATCTACAATCTGAGCTGACCAAGGTTTTTTTATGGCCGCCACCCCTACCCCAGCCTCTCCGATGAGGGCAATTGATCGCCTGCGTAAGGCTTCAAACTTTGAGCCAATCAAACAAGTTGTTGAGCTTGTTGATGGCACTGAATTCGTATTTTACGCAACACCCTTGACGGCGGCTGAACGCGAGAAGGCGCAAAAAGATGCGAAGTCTGACAATGCAAACGACTTTGCAATGCAGCTTTTGATCTCTAAAGCTCTTGACGAGAATGGTGAGCGACTTTTTAAGTCTGGAGACGCCGCCGTTCTGCGCAGAGAGGTCGAAGATGAAGATGTGCAAAAACTAATTCTTTGTGTTCTTCGCCCTCGCGGCTCGGAGGATGTAGAGCCCGACTCCAAAAGCGATTGAGCAAGAGCTAGAGTCTGACAACAGGCTTTACTTCCAGCTTTCTCTCGCAGAAGCTTTGCATTGCACTTTGTTTGAACTTAAAAACAAGGTGACAGATGAGGAGTTCGCTCTTTGGGCCGCCTACTTTTCTATTAAGAATAGGCGGCAAGAGAAAGAGATGGAGAAGATCAAGCGTCAGACTCGTCGCTAGCCGCCTGCCTTAGGCGGCTTTTTCGTGTCTGGCTAGACTGTTGAGAACTTCAGGTCGATCAAGGTGGCTAGTTACGACGCTCAGATCAATCTTTTGATCTCTGGGCAAAGAGAACTTACTCGCCTTGCCGACAGGTTAAGAGCCATTGAGCGTCAGATCGTTGATATTAACAGCATTGCAATTAAGCCGCAGCCAAGGGATCCTGCTACAGGAAGATTTACAAGAGATCCCGACAGAGAAACAAGGCTTCGTGCTGCCCGTTTAAGGCAAATTGGTCAACAAGAAGAAAGAAGTGCTCGCCTAACTCGATCAATACTTTCGGAGCGCAATAGAGAACTTCTGCGATCAATTGAATATCAATCAAAACTTAACTCTGCCGTTGATCTTTACGAGCGAAAGCTTGAACAACTTTCTCGCGGAGGAGGAGGGGAAAGGCTTAGCGATGGCCTTAGGAGCCAAATTAAAAATATCAAAGAGGCTTATGACGCTGCAACCGAAGGTGGCACGAAGAATCTTTCTATTGTTAGAACACTTGCTGTTGAGCTTGGCAGGGTTGTTGAACGGCAAAATGAGCTAAATCGCCTTTCCAGTTTTCAATCAAAAGCATTTTTTAGTACACAAGCTTTTGAGAGGAGAATTGCAGAGCTGCGTGCCGCTGGTGCGCCGGTTGCTTCTTTTGGTGGTGTGGGTCGCCAAGTCAGGGCTTTAAGATCTGCAACAGCACGAGGCTCACAATTTGAAGCGGAGGATATTTCAAGAAGGCTGAAAGAGTCGCTTGACAGAGTTGCAAGAGAACTTGAATCAACTCTTAGGCAAGCTCGAATAAGGAGCGAGGCTATTATTTCGGCAAGAAAGGCGGAAGAATCTTGGAAGAATTTCTTTGAGTATGCAAGAAATAGCACGCTAAGAATTCAGCAGACCCAAAAAGATGCACAAGGAAAGCTGCGATCATTTTTCGATGATGCCGCAGGACAAGCGCTTGAAATAAAACAAAATGCGAGGGATACTAGCCGTTCATGGAAAGAATTTTTTGAAGATGCCGCCAAAGAAGCTGATAGGCTTCGTGGTGAAAGGCTTTCTAGATTTGCGCGTCTTCGTGGCAGGCCAGATGCCTATGGCACCGAAGCTGGTCCGCTGCCGGCTGGAGCCGCCGGAGGTGCTCGCTTTTTCCAAGAAAGAGAAACAATTGCAAAGGAATTACTTAGCGTAGAAACAGAAATAGCTAAAATTCGCCAAGATTCAATTAGTGAAAGTATTCGCCTTGAGTCGGAAAGGGTATCTATTGTTGAAAAGCGCAAAAAGAGAGAGCAGGAGATAAGAGATGTTTTGCTTGAGGCCGTTACTTTTGGGCGCGGCGCAGATGTTAAAAGGGCTGCGAGGGACGTGCAGGTTGGCACGAGAAATGCTTTAGTTAGAGGGGGGTTGGGCCTTGGTGCTCTTGGCGTCGGTGGTGCCTATGTAGCCGCCCAAGAGGCTATTGGCAACATTGACCTGGGGGCTCTTCAGGGACCGGCAGTAACGGCTGCAAACGCGATCGGCGGAGCACTGAACGGAGCCCTTGGAGGCGTGCCTGCAATTATCAACGACATGCTTTCGGCGCTAGGCAATGTCCCTGGCTCCCTCGGTCTTGCCTCTGTTGCTGCTCTCGCCTTTGCTCCAGCAATGAAAACCGCTGCTGATGCAGTGTTTCTTGCTGGCAAAAGTTTTGGTGAAACAAAATTTGGCGAAAACATTAAACTTACTCTTGACAGACAGACAAATCTTTTTGAATCGGTAATCAACAAAGCCTCCGAGATGAACATGGTGCTTGACGCATCACGTTCTGGACTTGATGCCGTAGGCAAGAAAATTGAAACACTTCCGGCGCTCCCTGCCGCTGGCCAAACGGCATTCGCTGGCCCAATGCGCCGTGGTCGCGGTGGCGCGTTCATTGGTGGTGGAGCGAGAGAGCTTCTCAGCCCAGAGTTTCTTGCGACAGCGACGGGAGCGATGGCGCAAAGGACTCAAGAGGCAGCAGATACATCCCTGTTGTTTGCTGAGGGTTTGGGTCAAGCTGCTACCGAAGCCAAAACAATCGCTGAGTATCTCAAGCAGGCGAACGAGTTAAGGGCGAAGGGTGAGTCTTCGACGCAGCGATTTATTCGTCAAACGATTGAGCGCGGAAGAATTGCTACGCAAGGACGGCAAAGCGCCGAGATTGCAAGGGAGCGATCTGCGTTTTTAACTGGATCTTCTTATTCGCTCTCGCAGGTTCCGGCGCGTGGAGAATTGTTTCCGGGCGGAAGAACCGAAACCGCCCAATCAGCCTACAGGGAGCTGCTCAATACAACAGCAAGAATCAATCAGCTTCAGCAGGATCTGCTCGAGAAGATGTCAAAACAGCAGGGATTTT